TATTTTGTTTAAAATATAACAATCATTTGTAAGTATATATTTATTAGGTAGTTATGCGATTATTTTTTTGCAATAAAAAAGGCAAAAGGTAGTGTTATACCCTTTGCCTTGGTGAGTTACTCATTTTCGTCCATTATAGGCTGCTCTATCTCGTACATTATAGGCATTCCTATTTCGGTAGCGATATAGTGCTCGATACGTGCGCCCTTGCTGTCTTGCCATCCTTGTAGCATATAGATAGCCTTGCATTTTAGCAGGTCGGCAATATCTTTGGCGATATGGGCTTCCCAAGTATCGTGCTCGGTAAGTCCATTTTCAAAAGGATTCACTGGTTCAACGCCTATTCTTTTCATTGCTTTGGATACGGCTGCAAATTGTTTGCGGGTTTCGGTGAGGTCTGTACCGCTGATTTTACCTGAGATGTAGATTTTCATTTTAATTTCTCTTGTTTATAAGTTTGTATGAGTGCTTTTACAAGGGCTTCACGAGCTTCCTCATAGGTTAGGTGGCTGTCTTGCTCAAAGTCGCTACTTAACTCATTGAGGTAGTCAATACAATAGGAGTACTGATTATCTCCATCTTCATCCCTTACGGCTATAACACCGTGATAGCCTTTACTTCTGAACCAAGCTAAAACTTGCTCCCAAGTGGGGAGAGAAATACATTTCTTATCTCTATTAAAGTTTTCTTCTTTAAATGCAGATATATAAAAATGTAAATATCCTTGAGCCTCTCCCTCATCATAGTAACTATTTGTTTCTATTGTAACATCAAAGTCGTTTTCGTAATAATGAAATAATGTAAGCTCATCAAACCCTATTTCTTTGAGTTGTTTCGCTATATCCAAAGGGACAAGCCAAGTGGGGTAGTTGTTATTTTCCATTTTTGATAAATTTTCTGTTAATAACTTTGCCTTTTCTGTTTTTGATTTCGTTGTAGGCGATATTGAGGCACTCCTCAAGGGTGGTGTTATACAAGTCAGCCAAAGGGTACAAACAATCAAAAATCAACGATATACGAAATCTTATACTATCACTTATTCTTATTTTATAAATACAAGCACTTCTCATTAATTCTGATAAAGTTTCATTGAGTGTAAGTGATGTAGGTATTACTTTTGCATACTCATCCCAAATTGTCTTTTTGTACTTGCCAAAAAAAGATAGAGAATCTCCATCTATCATATAGCAATAGTTAATGAGAGTTATTATCACATCGCCAATAGCGTCCTGAATAGCTGGTTTGTCGTTGTCATAACACGCCTTGATAAGTTTGCCTACCTCCTCGTGGGTTTTCAGGAGCTCATCAAATGGGGTTAGTTGCTCATAGATTTCTCTTTCTTTTGCCCATTCTTGGATAAGTGGGACGAGTTCTTGGATTGTTTTCATTTGTTGATATTTTTAGTTTTTAATTCCTCTCTCATTCCCATACAGTAGGATCTGTAATTAATATTAGACTCGTGCATTAGTCGGTAGTCGTACCATTGCAGTATCTTGCCATTTGGCTTGTCGTTCTTCATATCGTAGTATATATCCTCGATATTGAAAAAATAGTCTGATAAACATATAATACCTATACCTACATCGTAATTGTCAAATTCAAATTGTAGGTCTTGCTTGTGGCAAAATTCCTTGATGAGGTTGCGTGCAGCGTACTCGAATAACTCTACTGCTTCTCGTTCTTGTGATGATTGTTTTTTCATTGGGTAGTAATTTTTAATCTTTTTGCTATAAGTTCTACAATATCCACGGTTACGGCGTTGCCGATGAGTTTGTAACGTTGTGTTTTAGCAATAGGTTTTATTATGCCGTTATAGTCACCATATTGGGTGAAGTTGTCAGGAAACCCTTGCAGGCGTTCGCATTCTATTTCAGTGAGGCGACGTATGCCACACAGTAGGTTATTTTCTTGAAAGGCGTTGCTCGATATAGTAGGGCAAATAGTTAGGTCTGCGCCTTTATTTTTACCTCGTGGGAGTTGGCGTATTACTGTCATATCCGAGTGTAAGCCTCCTGAATGTCCACCTCCTGTAAGAGTGCTTGCGGTTTTAGGAATGATATAGGTATCATCAGCGTTCATATTGCCGTTGGATTTGAGTGTTCCACTAATTTTGGCTTGAAATTGGTATGTTTTCTCTTTTCGAGGTGTGCAATCATCTTCTGTGATAGGAAATACTCCTGGATCACTTCGTCCTGCAAGATGTCCGACAAGGTATATCCGCTCTCTATTTTGGGGTAAAAGCCAGCTTGTATTAAGCAATTGCCATTCGATTGTATAACCCCCAATGTTGGCAAACGCTTGGAGAATTGCCCAAAAGTCTGCGCGAGCATTTGAGCTGAAAGCGCCTTTAACGTTCTCCCAGATAAATACACTTGGTCGGACGCGAGTAATGAGGGCAATTGCGTGCTGGATAAGGCTACTTTTTGCGCCTGTGAGTCCGGCACGTTTTCCAGCCATTGAGAAATCTTGGCAAGGCGATCCGAAAGTGATAATGTCTGCTCCTGCAAGGTCTGCGGGCTGAATAGTTGTAATATCTCCGATGTGTTTTGCATTTGGAAAATTATGTTTATAATTAGCTATTGCGTGTTTGTCTATTTCTGAAAAATAGTGTTCTGTAAATTCGTATCCTGCACGCTGAAAGCCGAGTGAAAAGCCCCCAATCCCACTGAATAGGTCTATGATTTTCATTATTCTTTATACTTTTCATTAATAACATCTAAGTGCTGATATATCATCTCTGATAAGTCGTTAGAATACGACTCGAAAGCATCAATTAGCACTTTGTCATCTTTCATTGTTTTCTTAAACTGCTTCACAGCTTCTCCGCTGAAGTGTTTAAGCTGCCTGAATGAACGTTTAAATTCGTGGCTGAACTTTGTATCGTCAATTCCGTACATAAGTTCATTGAGACTATCGGCATACGATAAGGCAAGAATAGCATAGTGGGCTATTTTTTCACGTTTTAGCACGGGCATTACTACTGCTTTATCGTGTTCGGCAATTGCGATATTCATTAGGTTTCGCGCTTCTTGATGTGTAACTTGCAATCCTCTCGCACGGAGTTCTGTTATAAATTTATTGTTATTACTTTTGTTCATTTTAAGTGTTTTTTTTGTTTATTTTGAGGTTAGTAATTCCGAAAGTTCTTTGCCTTGTGTAATGAGGTGATTGTAAAAGAATTTCAAAGTATCTTCTTTTTTGAACCTTCTTAATTTTCCGTCAGGGTCATTGGTGCTGTTTTGAAAATGCTCTATCAATGCCCTAATTGCACTATATTCCTGCTTATCCTTTGTCTTATTTTGCTCTTGTCGAAGTCGCTTCTCGGTTTCCGCTCGCATTAGTTGCTTGTCCTTTTCGGTAAGTGTAGCGAAGTAAGGTTGTAATATACCTCGCTGATAGAGTGTATCGTATACGGGTACAGACAACATAGGCAATTCTTTTGTTTCCTTGTACTCCTCAAAATGCTCATTGAGCCAACGAAGCACGTTTTTTTCTTTTTCCTCTTCTGTCATTGTATTTTGATTTTCGGGTAATTGTGAAATGTTAATGTTATGCGCTCGCTGAGTGTCTTGCAGCCATTGGCGATATTTCCCTAAAACCGTACAAACGTAAGAAACATCAAAGAATTGAAAATGCTCTGTAGCATCGCCAAACTCCCCACTTCTATCCATTTGAAAGGCTTTGTATATCTCTTGAAAAGATAGCCCTGAAAAACGGCTAAAAACAGCGTTCCATATTTCCTGCTTCTGAATGGGGTCTATTTCGCCTTTTAACCCTACAAGAGTAGCAATGCGAGTGAATACCATTCCGAATGTTGGGGATATTACTTCGCGGTTAAGTTCTCTAAGTCGTGGATATTGATGACTTGTTTTAGCTATCGCCAAAGGTGTGAGTTCCCCAGCCTTGCATATTATTTCTAATGTTATCGGCTGTTTGGCGACCGACATAATACTGCTGTTTATCGCTTGTAGATTGCTGCTGTTGTCCATTTGTAATGATGTTTCCATTTTCGTCTAAGAATATTTGATTGTTAGCAATGAGGTGAGGAGCTTGTGTGTTATGTAGCCAGTCAGCCTCAAAACCTTTCCATTGTTTTTGAACTATGATACTCAGTATCGCGTTTATATCCTGATTTGTTAGCCGTACCTGATTGATGAAGTTATTAAACGCTCGTTCGGTATTAACAGCTTTCTTTGCCTTTCGTATCTTTAACCACTCGTCTACAAGTTCTGAGGCAAAGCCTTCCGCAAGCATTGCCTTTCTGAAATTGAAAGGAGGGGGGGCGGGCGCAAGTCGAGGGGCAAGCCGCCCTCCATGATCGACTTATGAAGGAATACGTTGACAGCATCCGTGAGGTTCATGCCGAACTGGGCATACACCCTCTCGGCTTCTTCCTTCACACTTGGATCCACACGCATGTTCAGCGTCGCCGTTTTCATATCGCCACACCTTTCAGACGAATGTACGACTTTGATTATACAACGCCCATCAGATGTGTGACAGATGCCTGGGTATGCACGGGTATCGACTGGATTCCCGCAATTGAAGTCGGCATGCTCAAACAGCCGAGTCGGAGTT